AATGCTTACGGTTTTGCCCCACGGCCATGTGTTATGATGCCAAATAACTTTCATTGTACTTTAATAATACATTCGTAAACCCCAATGAAAGGAACGCTTATGCCCCTTGTTGTAAGGAGGTAGGTGGAGTCCTTTTTGATACCGGCGCATTCCGGGGCCGCGTTGAATCCGGCGGTGCGAATGTGATATGCTCCCCTATCCGTAGATACAATGTAGTAAATACGGGTACTGAAGCCATCGCTATCACCCTCGGTGCTTTCAACTTTATCTATGGAAAGGACGGTGTGGCGTTGTGTCTTTTCGTTAATGAAGTTCGCTAAAACTCCAAACGAAACAATAACGAGCGTAATTAAAAGCGCAAAGACCTTTGCGAAAGCCCCTGCGCTTGATTTCTTGTTTCTCATGTTTCTTTTTACTTACGCGCGGGCTCCGGCCCGGCCTCCAAAGCCGGGCCTACCCACGAAGTTTATTAATATTCTCGGCAGGGCCGCACCGAAAAGCCGTTGCTACGGTAGTTGCTGTTCAACGGGTAGACGCCGCCCGAACCGAAGCTCAAGTAACGGGCGTAGGCCTGGCTGGTTTTGCTTATGCACCGGGTCCAGTAATACCCGTATTCGCGGCTTTCGCATTCTTTCCTGCCGCGAGCAGGAAGCATGATAGATTTGCCATTGGGGCCGATAACCTTGTAGCCGCCGCCGGTCCACTCCCACTCGCAATTCTCATACAGCTCTGCCATTGCTGTTGCGCTGGGAAGATACTCGCCAAAGACTTCCAGCGCGTCGTCATGGTTAAAGTACTCCTTGCCGTTAACCTCGCCGTTGCAATCATACCAAAGATTGCCAGACGGGAGCCCCAAATCTACCCAATGGCGCTCCTCCGGAATCCAGGTAGCTTTGAAGTCAAAAAGGTTTGCGACGGCCTCGCGGATAGCAATACCGGTGTTCTTGTCGTTAACTACGACTTTTGCCCTCTCAATAAGGGCGTTCAGGTCTTTAATCATTGTGTTATTGTTCTAAAAGTTGGTCTACGTTACATGTTGCGTCGTTGATAAGATGAATGGCAGTAACGCCAATCATGGTTTCCGCGAAAGTTGCCTCAGTGAAGGTTATTTTACCCAAAAGCGACGCTGCCTTTTTGAGATTCCTTCGCGCTCTTTTGATTCGGATTAAGTCTTTCAGTTTCATACGTTCTCGAAATAAACGTCTTGCCAGCGTGTCCCGTTAGGGATATGGAAGAGCCTTTTGATTTGCTCATAATCTGCTGGGTGGTCCAAAAAGAGTTGCACCGGCTCTTTTTTAGCGTACCGGAGCATTCGTAGGTACTGTCCGAGCTTTGCCTCGGCTTTGACTACCCCGGTTTCCGCAAAGTGCGCGGCCCCGGAGATAGTTTTGTAGTAGTGGATTTGTTCTGCCATAGTTAAAGCGGTAAATCGTCAATATCCTCCAGCGAGGAGGGCGATTGCTCAAATGAGGTCTGCACCGGTTCCTCCTGCCAGCCAAAGATGATATTTTCGGCAATGTCGTTCTTGATGCGCCTTGTTTCCGGCTCGTAGTACAGCCCAATGAGGTAGTCAGTAACGCCGATTGAGCGGTTTTTAACGATTTCCAGCACCACGTCAAAGCCCATGTACTCCGCAACTTTTGCAGCCCCGAAAAAGTCCCTGGCGCGTTTCTCGAAATCGTTTCCGACGCGGTGGGAAATAATCAGGTTATCGCAAAGGTTGGTGAGATTGGCAGTACCAGCAATAGACTCCTTTCGGAGAAGCTGGAATGATTGCTCTTTTCGCGGGTGGCACACCAAAATACCGTGAATGTTCTCGCGTTTGCAAAGGTCCTTAAACTGCTTTATAAAGCGCGTTTCCCGTGAATTTTGGTCGCTATCGTCAAAGTCCAGCGCCATGAGGTTGTCAATCATAACGAGTTTGACTCCCTCGGTATGGATAATTTCGACGATTTTGTCATAAAGCTGGTCCCAATTTGAACCGTAGTCGTTGTTGTATAGGAACAGCTTGCCGTCGAGCCAATCGTTTATCTTGTCGGAAACATTCTTTGGCGCGTAATAGATATTCTCATACCCGGCCTTCTGGCGCACAAACGCTTTTCCCGCGGCCATTTGGTCTATCCACGACTGGAACCTCGGCCCCTGGAGCTCGCCGGAGAATATCGCGGTTTTTTCGCCTCGCTGAACAGCGTTAAGTGCGAAGAAATCCAAAAACGTTGTCTTGCCAGCGCCGGAAAGCCCGGAGAATATCGTAAGGTCGCCGAGCGTGAATCCCATTATTTTCCGGTCAAGGGCCGTTATTCCGGAGGCAATACTCACAAGCTCGGACGGGTCTTGCCAAACAATATCTTTCATGGATAGCCAGACCTTGCCCCGCTTATCTTCCACGATTGGCTCCACCGGCTTTTGCGGTGCGCCTCCGTAGTAGCGCCGCTTTCTTGCGTACTCTTCCCTCTCCCGGCGGTCGTATGCCTGGGGGTCGTAGTGTAGCCGAAATTCGCGCCAATGGAAATGCTGGCAGGAGTTGTGTAGGCAACGGAACGCAATAGCGCCCGAATCCATGACAAATAAGGCAGAATCCGGGGCTTTGTGGCCCCCGAATGGGCACTCGTCCAAAACCAGCTTTAAACCGCCGGAAAAGCGGGTTTCTTTCGCAATCTTGATATTGTGTTCGGAAATAAAGCTGCGAATGTCGAATTTCTCCGTCGAATAGTTGTTGTACTTGCTGGGCTGTTCCGGCTTCGGGAGGTACGATGCAACCTTTTTGATATAGGCTATATCGACTTCCTTGTATGACTCCGGGACGTAGTAAAAGAACGACTGTCTTTGTGGACGCTCGGGCGTATCGGTCCCCTTTGCAGATTTTGTCCCAATAAGTTTCGAGATACGCGAGGCGTTGAAAACGCTCGTGTCAATCTTGACGGACTCGGAGGAAAATAGCATATCCAGCACCTGCAGGAAGTTCTTGATAAGCTCCGTGTTTTCCGGGATATTATCGAGGTAAATCTTGTAGAGCAAATGATAGCCGTTCGCAGAATCGGCAATAACCGGCTTTTCAAATCCCTGGTCCGCAAGGTACTTGATAATGTTTTTCGCGGTTTCCCACGCCAGCGCCTTTTCCGCGTCCGATGCGTTGGTATCAGACGAGCGTTCCGGGTCAAGGTCAATCAAAAGCGTAGTGCGAAACTCAATATCATTGTCAGAGGTCGTGGCCTTCGGTTTTTGTAGAATACAGTCATGCTGGGTCCTCCCGTAGCACGAATCTTTAATCGCGTTAATCGTGGCGTATATCCCGTAGCCATCATAATTCCGAATGTCGGCTATCAGCTGCTCCGGGTTAGTGTAGTAGCCGGAGAATGTCTTTCCCCGGCCCAATATACGAACTTCGGTCAGCGGGTTTTCTCGCTTGAATATATCCCACCACCGCCGTACTTCGCTTTCGTTAATCATTATCTCTGGGGTTTACGGCGGTTGTCATTGAAGAGCTGTGGCTCGCTGGCCTCTTGCTCGGAATAATCCGGGAGGTTATTCAGGAACGTAGAGAAGTTTTGAATCCAGCTCTTGTTTTGTGTGGCCTCGGAAATATAGCGCTGTATTGTACCGGACAACTCCTCTTCGGTGTGCCCCTTTTTGAGCAGGCGCACAATCTTTACAATATCCGATTTTGATTTACCCGTGGCCCTTTGACTGGTCGGGCATTTGGTGGGATAGAGCTTATAGATACGCTCTGCGATTTCTTGGAGCTCCGCGTTCGCGTCGTTCCTGGGCTCCGTCTTAACTTCTTGCGGAGCGGATTCGCCTCCGGAAACCGTTTTGTATTCCTTGAACTTCCTTCCCGCATCAGTGGTAAACTCAAAGCTGGAAACAAGGCCGCGCTCGATAAGTCCCTTGACGGCCTGCATTGTGCTGGGTTTTGTCCCGCCAATAAGCGCCGCAAGAAAATCGAAATTACCAATCCAGCCGCCGCCCGCCTGTGAGCATTCGTGGATAAGAGCATAAGCGAGTAATTCAAGGCCCTTCAATTTGAGGTCCCGAATCATAAAATCTTCAATTACAATCATAACTCAAAGCATAGGTTTTTATCAGACTGGAACACCGCTGGACCTCCTTTTTTAAGGCTATCGGCGGCAATCCGGCATAGTTCGTCGGCACGCTCGTTGCCTTTCGTGCCGTTGTGGCCCCGGACCCATTCAAACTCAACGCGGACTTGGCGCTTTTTACATTCGTAAAAGAATCGGTCAATAAGTCCGAGGTTTGCGCTGGCGTTCCATTCTCTTGAAAGGACCTTTACACAATACTGCGAATCGGAAATAACGCGCAGCGTGCTTCCGTTCGGAACACACATGACAGCGCGGATAATAGCGCCGAGCTCTTGCTCCTGGTTGCGCTGTTTTTTGAGGGGGTCAAACTCAACCCGACGAGCTGCGGAACGTTCAAAGAGCACACGTTTCCGGTCAGCGTCCATGAGTAGGACTGCGGACGCGCCGATTTGTGTGCTCATGTCAAACGACCCGTCCGTGTAAGCGATAAACTTTGCCATGATTAGAAAAGTTTTCGTTGCACATAGGGCAGGACCTTTTCGGTTGCGCCCTTGAAAAATGTTTTGTCAATCTCGAAGCCGTAAGCCTTTCGTTTGAGGTTTGCGGCCGCGAGTAGGGTTGTTCCAGAACCGCCGCACGGGTCTATCACCACGTCGCCCTCGTCGGTAAATATCTCGATAAGGCGCTCGAGCAGCGGGACCGGCTTTTGCGTGCTGTGGAGTTTTGGCGTATCATCGTCAATTACCCAATCAAAGCAGTTAAAGACCATTCTGCCCTCGTTGTTGAATTTCGGGAGCCGGTTTCGGTAAAGCACAACGGCATACTCGCAGTTTCCGACAATACGCATGTTCGCTTTGAGAACCTGGGCGCTAAAGTTCTTTCGGAAAACAAGGTTGATATAATGCTTGAATCCGAACTCCTTTGCGGTTTCGATAAGCTGAAATTGCTGCTCAAACGAGCAAAAGATTACCATGCACGGAGCGCCACCAGACTTCTTTCCGGTCTTTCCAATGTCCTTTCCGTCGGAGTTGTCTTTCGGCTCCGGCTTCAGCATTTGGCTTGCAAAGTGGAGGAACTCTTTTACCTTGAATGAGTAATCCGAATAGAAAAAGGCTTTTCCCGCCTTGTCGGACTCTCCGTTTCCGTTGTCGCCACCGTTGTACCATACCGGATTAGAGCCGTAAGCGTCAGCACCGATTCCATAAGGAATATCGGACAATATGAGCTGGGCCTTCGGAATGTTCTGGTGCGTTTTGAAGTTCTGGTAGGAGTCGTTGCAATACATGATACCCGCCTCCTTGTTGATATAGTCCGGCATGGGTTTCAGTCTTGCCCGCTTTTCCTCCAGCTCTTTTCTCTTTTCTTCTGTCATAACTCAAAGATTGTTAGTTGTTGTGGTTGCCTCCGCTTTTCGTCGCGGCGGTACTCGTCGTATCTTGCGCAATAGCCGCCCTTGTATGAGCAGTGCGCTTTTTCGAGGTTGATATACTGACAGCCAGCGCAGGACTCCTGCCCGTACTTGGCGAGCCACTCTTTTAGCGTCAGCATGATTTAAGGCTTGTTTCGTGGGCGTAGATTAACTTTCCGTCTGGTAGGCGAATACGAATACCTCTCGCGGTAAATTCTTCAATTACGCCCGTTTTAGGGCCGTTTACGGTATCCCACCTTACGCGGTCGCCAACTTTAAACTCTCCCATATCAAAATAGCGTTGGTTTGAAGTAGTCCTGACCTTTCGCCACAAAGAGCCGCTCGGTGGATTCCGTCGGCCTATCGGCGTTCAGCGTAGAATTGATTTTCGTTTCCCAAATGCACTCGAATCTATCCTCCGGCATTTCGTATTCAGAGATATAGACCGGCACGGTTTGTTTCTCAATCCACGCATAGAGCGCATCGGAGTCGAAGTCGGATATTTTCTTTTTCCCGTAGCCGTTAGTCCCGGCGTATGGCGGGTCCAGATAAATGATAGAATCGGGCTCTATCACAACTTCGTTGTAGGATTTCTGCGATATTTGCAGCCGGGCGACTCTTTCAAGATTTTGCAGCCGGGCGACTCTTTCAAGATTTTGCAGCCGGGCGACTCTTTCAAGATTTTGCAGCCTTGCAACCCGTTCGAGATTTTGCAGCCTTGCAACCCGTTCCAAATGCTCTAAATGAACCTTTCCGGCGTTGCGGTGCTCGTCCTCATTTTGGGCGTTGATAATATCGTAGGCCATGAGCCTTCTCTGCTGAATATCCGGCTCGGAATCAATCGGGGTCAGGTCGTACCCGTACTGCGCTATCAGCGAGTAATCACGAAAGACAATCGCGTAGTGAAGAGCCTTCTTGTAGTTCTCGACCTCTCCGGCTGCGTAAATGTACGTCCGGCAATCGGTCCCAAATGAAAACAATAGCTTAATCAGCGCGTCGTCCGTCGCAAAAAACTCGTCCCGGGAAATCCACCTTTGCTCGTCCCTGTACTCTCCGGCAAGGGCATTTGCGAAGATTTGTGGATAGGGTTTCACGTCGTTTGCCACAACACGCTTGTACTTGCCGGAAAACATGGCAGCATGAGTAATCGCGCACCCGCCAGCAAAAAGGTCATACAACGTTCCCGCCGGTGGTAGGTGCTCAAGCACCTCCTGCGCGATTCTTGATTTCGAGCCCTTGTATGGTAATCCGTAAAGCATTAGAACAGCCTCCCCTGGAATGGACCGCCATAGCGTAGCTTGCGCTGGCGTTCGATACTTTCACAAACGCCCATGATTGCCTCGGCCCGTCCACGTAAAGAGTCCTCGTAGTCTTTAAGCTCTTCCTCGCTTTCGGCAACGTAGTAGCCCTTGCTGGTGGCTATAAGGCACGGGACCAAATCGTTTTGGCGAATGTGGTTAATGATTTTTCGGATTCTCGCCGGACCGGGTCTCAATTCAGCCGGGCAAGCGTCCGCTATTTGCTGGTTAAATACCGCGTTTTCGCGCCCGTAGGCGAGTTTCAGCGTCGGAATGATAAATTCCATTGCCCGAAGCTCAACGTCGCTTAATGGGGCCGTTTCTTGTGAAAATCCGCTTAACATAACTCAAAGTTTTAAATTTAAAGTGGTAGCCGGAGGCGGTATCACCCGCGACCGGCTATTGCTATTCAAGTTCCTTGTAGGTAACTATCATCAGCTTGTTATCCTTGATTACGGCGCCACGCCGTTTGAGCTCGGCCCAAAGCTCCTCGACCGTCATTTTTGAGATATAATCCGATTTGACATAGACCGGCTCGCCGGTGTTGGCTACGATGCCAGCTGGGTTGTCGGCATAGCGCCTTGCTATTTGCGCCCTTTGGTTTTCGCGGATTGTGTCTGCAACCGAGCGGACAAAATGTGGAGTCGGCTCGCTGGTGGCGGTCCACTTGTAGGCATAGAATACTCCTTTTCGATAGCCCTTGCTGTGGCGCACTTTTGAAAGTACCCCGCGCTTTACAAGCTCACCCACAATAAGAATGAGCAACTGGTCGCCGAGGCCCTTAAATCCGTCTTTATACTCTTCGTCTTTTGTGGCGTTGTAGATAAAATCAATCAGTTCTTTGTATCTTCCGAGGTTGGCATTTACCCCCCCCCATTACTATTTTCCATGATTAGAAATTGATTAAGTTTTTCTCAAATTCTTCCAGAGATACAAACGGCTGAATTACCCCAAACACTACGTCTTTCAGCCGCTCGTAAAAGTTAGAGAACTCCGCGTTATCCATGTTGCTGAAATTCCACGATTTCGGCTTTTCAACAAAGGATTTGAGCCTGCGGTTAAAGTACACGTCGTAATATCCGGCGGCAACCGTCAAATAATCCCGAAAACCCTCCACGGACCGGAATCCGTTTTGGGTTTTCTCGGGAAGATAGGACCACGCCGCATTGACGAGCGCGAAGGCTTTTTTGTGGAGCTCATAGTTTCGCGCCAGCCGGATTTCAGCCGTGTAAACTTCTCCGATTTTAAGCATTTTCTTTGCATCAAAATCCTCGTCGTAGCACGGCTTTAATCCTTGTGGCGTGTTAAGTAGCGTAAGTTTCATTAAAACCCGGGAGGAAGGTCGTCCGGCTGGGGCTGTGTGTAGGCCGGGTCGTTCATTGGCGGGTAGGCCGGATTACCGGGCTGGCCGGGCTGTGGGGCCGGAGGCGGAGTAGGTACTCCACCCTGGGGCGGATAAGCTGGCTGGCCCTGCGGAGGATAGCCTGGCTGCTGGTACTGCTGTTGAGGTGGAGCGGCCGGATAGCCTGGTGCGGGAGCGTAGCCCTGCGGAGGCTGTGCATATCCACCCTGCGGAGGATAGGCTTGCTGTGCTGGCGCTGCGGTTGCGGGTTTCTGGCCGAGGAGCTGAAGGCTGAATACCTGAACCTCGGTAGAGTAGCGCTTGTTTCCGCTCTGGTCCTGCCATTCGCGGGTATGAAACTTACCCTGAACATAGATTGGCGTACCTTTCTTGACGTAGTTTGCCACAACGTCAACAGTCTTGCCGTTCACGACGAGCGGAATCCACTCGGTCGTTTCCCCTGGCTGGCCGTCGCGTCTGGTAAATCTCTCCGTCACGGCGATACGCAGGTTCGCAACGCGCCCGCCGTCTTGGAACGTGCGGATTTCCGGGTCGGCTCCGACGTTCCCGATAAACTGACAAAGATTAAGTGCTGACATAGGTTTTATGATTTGATTTTACTTGGTTTTACTGGAAATTCGCCAACGGTTTGGGCGTTTACGACTTTGACATTGGACCTGGCTTTTGCAAAGACCATTGAAACCGCAGACCAGATTTCGCGGAACGAATCGTCATTGTCAAGGGCGCAACAAGTCGCGTTAACAACGTCCGAGCCCTTCCCGGAAACAAGGAATCCCACGCGCTCCCCATGCGCACTAACGCAAAGGAGCATTCCGTGTTCCTCCTCGTGTTCCTGCGCGAAGTTTTTGCAAGCGTCCAGCGCCTCCCAAAACTCTTCGACGGTGTTAATCTTCATGGCGAACCTCGTTTGCTTTAAATTCGTCGAGAAGCGCACCCTCCGTAATGCGGTCCAAATTGAGGACGAGGCATACTCTTCCGAGTAATTTGCGGAATCCTCTATCGTTCTTGTAAGCATGGAGAAGCGACTCGGTAAGCATATCAGCCGGCCCGGTGAGCACCCCGTGGAATCCGTGGTCATCTCCCTCCGTATGAACGTAGCCAATAAAAAGAGCGTCTTTCTTGTCGTTGTCGGGCTGTTTCTTGTTATTCTCAACGATAAACTCGCGGATAGCCGAAATAGCCTCCACGCATTCTTGGTAACTGTTAATCTTCATTGGGTTTAAAACTTACTGAACCTTTGACTTGGATTTCCTTTGCGACCTTTGCAAAGACGGCCGGGAATTGCTCCTTTAGTTTTGCGGTGTCGCATCTTACCTGCGTGCTTGCGGCCCGGCGCTTGAATACACCGCCATCTGCCTGCAGTTCCGTGAGATTGTGCTCCTCCATATAGGCGAGCACTTTTGCATCGTTCGCTTTCATAGCCTCCTCAATTTCCTTTATCTGGGCTTTGAGCTGGGCTATCTTTCGAGCGTTGGAAACGTAAACGGAAAGCTCGTCCTGCGGGATTGCAACCTCAACACCGGGCTTCTCGTTTTCGTCCATGTAGATAAGGCCGTTTTTCTCGGCTTCTAAAAGACTTTCGACCTCGGCTGCGGTAACTGGTTCAACCGGGACAAAATCTTTGATTTTACGGGCCTTTTTGTCAATCCAAAGACAATGGCAGGATTCCACTACCTTTCCGGGATTCAGCCGCTCAAAAAGGTACTTATAGATACCGAGCTGCCATTCCAGGGCGCGGCGGTGGTATTTCTGCGTTGTCTTGTAGTCAACCAGCTTTACGCGGTTCTTTTTCGTACCCTCGTAAACTCCGTCGATTGCCGATGCGACGGTTTCAAAGTCCGTCACTTGGTACTCGCTGGCGATAAATTTAAGCCCGAGCTTTTTGTAGTCGGAAATCAAGTCGGTTACGAGGACGGTTTCGCCGTTTTCGTATGCTTGGATTTCTTGGTGGATTGCCGTGCCTTCTTCTGCGGCCTTGCGTAGTGTGGCCTCCGGGATTCCGGAGTAATCGGCCGAAAGCCCGTGCTTTTTCATTAAGCTCGTAACGCCCATGAGGAGCGTTTCTCCGTCCAGCACGTAGCTGTGCGAGGTCGGCTCGAAATACACGCGGTTAGTTGTGTCCGTGAGCTGCATTTTTCAGTTCATTAGAGCGTTTGTTAAATGCTTTGACAAATTCTTTGTCTTTGCCAAAGTACTGCTGATAGTACGCCCACGCTTCTTGAAGTTGCTGGGGCGTTGTGAGAGTCTGCAAGTATTCGATAGCTTGCTCGCGGGATTCGTTGAATGCTTTTTCTTGCTGATACTTTGTTGCGTCGTTAGCCCAATACACGTCAGCGCCAATGCCGAGGCTTCTGCAAGCCTGGGAAATTGCGTCGGTGTAGGCTTTCTTGGCAGCGTCATCATCGAGGTAAAGCCCGTTTTTCTCTTGCGCCTTAACCATAGCTCCGCCGAAGCCCTCGATAGGTTTCGACCATTCGCCGTCGACCTTGACGAAGAGGTGGATTTTGAGGTAAACGGCCTTTTCGTTACCGGCCTCTTCCGTCCACTTTTCCACAATGTCCGTGTACCACCCGACTCCGGCCGGGCCAAATTCCCGCGTAAGCGTCTGGATTCTCCAAAGGGGGTTAATATCGGTTTTACCCTTTAACCTCCCTGCCTGAATATCCTTTTTGGCTTCTTGCGGGACTTCCCGCACCCGGTTATAGAGTGCGAGGTTGTCGTTTTCTTTTGCCATATTTAGAACAATGATAGTTGCGTATTCTCTTGCGGCTTCCCTAAAATGAAATCGCCGATAAAGTTCCGCGCATAGTCCGGGGAAATCATCGAGCGCTCTTGATTGCAGAGCCCAGGCTGGCGGTTTGGCTCAATCTGGCAGATATTTCGCCCTTTCGTTTGCGGTTGGAGCGTCACCTGGCTTGTTGGCTCGCAGTTTACAAACCAGTATGCGGTTGGTTTTACAAAGAAGTCACCGCGTAGCAGCCGGTTGTTATCAATGATTGACGGGTTGGCCGGGAAGTTTTGTTTGAGGAATGTTTGCTCGCTCCAGGGGTTTTCTATAATCATACGGAGTCCGCGTATCTTTGCTATCCCCCAAAGACGGACAATGCGACCAAAGAAGAGCTCTCGATTGCTGGCCCTTTCCAAAATCGCATCAATCCTTTGTTTCGGCGAGTAGTTTTTGTAATTCCGGTGCGTATAGCTAATCAGCATTTGTGACATGCAGGAAAAGTATATGCACGGGAAGAAGGCCACAATCAAATCATCTGGCGTAACCGAATCGAATATTGACATACCCCCCCCCATACGCTTTTTCGATTTCCGCGAAAAGGTCTATTTGGTGGTCGGTTTGCCCGAAATTGTTTTGTATATCGTAGTCCTCGGCTGGAATGCCGAGCTTGATAAACTCATTCTTGAAAGTTCCCGACTGCTCAAAGAGGCAATAGACTTTTCCGGGAATTTCCATTAGTGAAGCCCCTCCTCGGCTTTGCAGTAAACCGCGTTTCCGACAATCGGCGGATAACCGAATTGACTCGCGAGTTCGCTGGCCTTGCGGTTGTGTTGTAGTTCAAGCAAGCGCCCGTCCTCGTTCACATAGAGGACATGGCCCATTCCGATTGGGATTTGCTCAACAAAGCCGCCCACGTAGTTTTGGAGCTCGCGGAGCGTGAATTTCTTTTTATTTTTCGGGGTGATATAGACTTTCTCCCCGGTGGTCTTATAAAGTGTTGCCATTATTATAAAATTCCGGCTTTAAATTCTTCTCTGTGGTAGCCGTCAACGGCAATACGGTGGAGTATATCGTGCGCCTCCACTGTATCGGCCGCGTCTGGGTCAATGTCGGCCCAATAGGACCGCTTTGCAAGCTCAATGAGCGCCCTGTCCCTCTCCGTCATTTGCCATTTCTTCAAGGGCCTCCATATTGCGAGCCCAATAACCGGCCACAAAGAAAGCCTCCCATAGTTTGACAAAATCACTAAATATCCTGCTGGGCATAGGATTGTAAAGCACGCAAAAGAGCTCGACAATCGACTCTGGAACAGACTTTCGCCACGCTTCCAACGTGGGTATCTTTGCCTTGTCGAAAAGCTCGGCAATGTGATTCGAGGCCTCGTCGCTCATTAAGTTGGCTTCGTTAGCCTTCTTCATGGCTTCTTCAATGAATTTCTCCATACTCAAAGATTTTTATTTGGTTGAACATTTGTCAAGCCGGTTCAGCGCCCAACCGCAGACCGCGACAACGGCCAGCCAGCCGAGCGTCCACGGGAGGCAAATCCCTCCGTCTGCCGTTTCGCCACCGGCAAGGACCAGGGCGAACAAAAGAACGACGGCAAGTAGTGGTTTAACAAGTTTTCTCATATCGGAAATTATTTGGATTCCAATGGTGCGAAATCGTACCAGCCACGAATTGAGCCTATCTTTTGTCCGCGAGGGACCCGTTCAATACGTGTGGCCCGTTTTGTTTCTGGCGTGTAGTAGGCAATAAGGTTTTCCTTGTCTACGATATAGCCGAGGCGCTCGAGGCGGTTGCGCTGGAGAAGCCTTGCTTTCGGCTCAATCCTGAAGTGCCGGTTGGTCTTTGGTTTCAGCCCCCAACGAATCCGCATCATGTCGGTTTCGTAGAGCCTCTTCCTCGTCGCGGTCCGTTTGGCATAGGATTCCGGGTTGTTTATCCTTTCGGCGTTGTTATATTTGATAGCAACCGCCCGGCACAAGGCGCTTTTGTATGCGTCCGATTTGTGCCAGCCGTTTTTTTCCGCGCGGCTCCTGATAGTCCACTTGGAAAGCCCCATAATCCCCGCTATTTCCTCGTTTGAATGGTCCGGGTACAACAGCTTGATTTGTTCCAGCTGCGCCGGTGTCAAGTGCTTGGATTTTGGTTTTTTCATACTCAAAGATTTAAAAACCTCCCTCGCATTTCACAACGGGAGGGAGGTGGAAGATTTTAGTTTTTGTGTCAATAGGCCCACATATAGGGGTGTGCCCGAGGAGGGACTCGAACCCTCACGCCTTGCGGCAACGGCTCCTTAAACCGTTGTGTCTGCCAGTTCCACCACCCGGGCAAGTGCTTTGTGGCCCCGGAGGGACTCGAACCCCCAATCCCGTAGGCGGCAAGGTTTGAGCTTGCCGTGTATGCCAATTCCACCACGGGGCCAAATGCCGGTCTTTTCCGGCTGTCAATGTCAAACAATGCAAATCTTGGTTGGCGCATCACTGCGATTGGCGGGCGGTTGAGGAATCGAACCTCCAACCTTTACATTAACGGTGTATTGCTCTGCCAGTTGAGCTAACCGCCCGGAGCTCCCCGTCTTTCCGGGGTGTCACCGAAGCCGTGAATTGCCTTATATGATTATGTCGCCTCGGCTTTCTGGGGTGCTGGCGAGCGAATTTTTACAGAGGCTTCTCGCCAGCCCATATTCAACGGCAACACCTTGTCGTCCCGTTCGGTTTCGGGACCGGATTTCGGGCGAACGCCTCCTACAAACAAGTCGTCAGGGTAACGATGAAACCCGGACGACCCGCCTCCCCCTGCAACGGGGAACTGGAGCCCGGAGGACCGACCATGACCCTCCGGGCTGGTTTTTGGTTAGAGCCGTTAGTTCCTATCAATATTTAACGGGACTTGCACCCGCCCGCGCTCCTTTAGCGCGTAAATAATTGGAAAATAATAACGGTATGGTTGCGGGACGAAGCGCATAGGCCCCGCGCGATAAATTACATAACTTATATGGCTTCTCGATTATCGGTGCGCTTCCACCGCATCGCTGCGGGTTATTGTAATTCGGATAGAAGGATTCCGGTAACGCCGCCACGGGTGACTTTCGAGAGCCGCCCCTCGCGGATTTTCCGTGAAATAGTCTGGCGCGTGCGTCCCGTGATTCTTGCGGCCTCGTTAACCGAAACAACGCGGTCTTTCCGCTCCGCCTCGCGGAGGTCGTTGAACCGGCGCAATTCGTGGGTTAGTTGGGCTATCAGGGACCTATCGGATTCGGTTAACAAGAGCGGTTCCATTAGTACTCGTCAATGACTTTTAAAGTAACCTTGCTGGCCTTCTTATCTACATGAAATCGAAACAGCCTGCCGCCGTTATTAGAGTTCATTTCGTAGGCCGTAGCCTTGCAGGATTTTATGTCATTGAGAGAAGGAAAGGCGAGCTCATGTTCGCCCGGTTCCAATCCACGCAAAAGCTCCGTCCAGCGCTTTTCCTGGATTAGCTTGTAAATCTCAAAATATGTCATGTGGATTATTGGTTGATTAGAACCGGCAACAAGGAACCGCCCCTCGTCCCGGTTGTTCTATTCCCGCCCGCATCTATTTGTCGCCGACCTCGCCGACGCATGATAATCGAGTACTTTGCGTGCGTTAAATATTTATCCCTATCTGCTACCTTGTAGCTCGTAGTAGTTTTGTCGTGTCTTTCGCTGTTTTGCTTCTATTATTTTCCGGCTTTACCTCGCGTCCTACCTTTTGACTTCCCAAACATTTCTTGTCGTATTGCTTGGGTTTCGCCCCGAAGAAGGATTGGCTACCTCCAAAGGGATTTCTTTCGGACTCGGCTACACCGGCCACGCGATTATACGCAAGGCGCGGTAATTAAGCTGAAACACGCCTGCGTGCCCGCTTTTGGCCCGGGCTGGCCTTCAGACTTTTCAAATAACTCAAAGATTGATTGAAAAAAGTTGGTTACTTATTTTGAATTGCCGTGGAAAAACCCTAAATTAGCGGTTGAAACATGTAGGAGGCCGATTTAGGGTTTCCCCGGGCTTTGTATCTCAAAGAACTTACTTACTCAATCCGGGTACAAAGTTAGGAGAAAAAACCGAACTTCCAAAATTTTTTGGAGAAAATCGACAAAATTTTTGGGAGAATTTCGCAGCCGCCTACTCAAAACAAACTTTGAGTTATGGATAGCAACATTCAAAAACGGCTGCAGGAGGCAATAGACAGCCTTTGCAACGGCAACAAGTCGGAATTTTGCCGACGCATCGGGAAAGACGTTTCTTCCCTAAAAGACATTATCGGAGAAAAGCACAGCGCCCCTGGATACGGGCTTTTGTTCGCAATCTTATCCTCCGATTTGGGGATTTCCCCCAACTGGCTTATGCTTGGAGAGGGCACCATGCTTTCGGGGAGTAAACCCACACCCGGAGGGAACGACGTACACGACAACAACGTAGTAATCATCGGGAATCTTGGCGACCTGAAGGAAGTTGTCGCCGAGGCTATCCGCGAAAATAGATAGCGGCCATGACTGAAATTGAAAGAATAAACTTTTTGATAGAGAAGTACACATACGGGAACGCGCGTGCGTTTGCCGATAAGTGCTCTATCCGTCCAGACTCTTTAAGTCGTGTTCGTAACGGAAAGGGAGCGCCCTCCCATTTCTTTCCACATATCCTCAAAGCGTTTCCGGACGTTCGCAGGGATTGGCTTTACAATAACGAAGGCCAGCCGCTCAATTCAGACGTACAAAAAGACGTTTTAACGGCCAAAATAGACACTTTGACGGAAGAAGTAAGGAAACTATCGGAACTGCTGCGAAAAGCGCTTAAAACGGCTTAAATCGTTCGTCTAAACTTTCGTCTATAATACCTTTACGGAATTGTTACAAGATAAGACAAGATATTACACTTTTTTACGTTTAACCATGACGGAACGAGTTGATAATCAAGGCTAAAACGCTCGTAATCAGCACTTTGGACGGCCAGGTAGTTTGTACATTCCCAGCACCACGAAATTGTCAAAAGGCCCCGTCCAGAGTGTTCTGGAGGGGGTTTTTGTTGAAGATTCGTCTAACTTTTCGTCTAAAGCAAAAAGAGCATGACACATTCATTCAATTTTGACAAAGGGAGTATCCGGCTTGTTGTTTCTCACCGCGGCAAGCAATACAAGAAAGCAACCGGCCTCACGACCGAGGCTGCGCTGTGGGACAAAAAGGTGAAAAGCCTCCGCGCAAAGTGCAAGGACCAGCGCATCTGGAACAAACTCCGCGCAATAGACCTTCGGGCTACGGAGAAAGAAGATACCGCCGAAACGGAAGAGGACGTTTTGCGCATCATCGAATACGCGATTACTGGGAAAATGCCAGCCGAAAGAGTGACGGCTGACGGGGTAAAGAAACTTACCTTTTGGGAATACTTTGAAGAGTGGTCCAACCGACCTGGGCCACAGCTACGACAAAAGAAACTTTGCTATCGGAATATCGAGCGACTTATGGGCCGGTCGTTCTCATGGGACGAGGTGGACTCCGCATTTCATTTCCGGCTCGTCCAGAAAATGCAAGCCGCAAACTTTGGTATCAACTACCAATGGAAAACGGTTAGCCAGCTCAAAACCGTAATGAACGAGGGCCGGAAGCTGAAATTTCATTCCAACTTGGACTACCAGGATTTTAAGACCAGGCGCGAGGACCCCGATACGATTTATCTTACCGCCGAGGAGGTGGAGGCGATTTGGGGTTTTACGCCAAAATATGAGCTGGAGAGGAAGGCCCGCGATTTGTTCCTTTTGGGCGTGTACTCATGCTCTCGGTTCAGCGACTATTCCAGGCTGTCTACGGACATGATTCACGACGGAGCGATTTACTTCACGCAGCAAAAGACCGCATCATCGGTAATCGTACCCGCCTCCCCTCGTCTTTTGGAGATACTGAAACGCAATGGTGGCCGCGCCCCGCATCTGGCGCAGCAGCACCTCAACGAGTGGATTAAACGTATTTGCCGCCAACTTGGAATTACGGCCCCGGTTGAAGTGACAACGAGTAACGGAGTCCGACATACAACGGCGGTGAAAGAGAAATGCGATTTGGTTACGTCCCACACCGCCAGGCGAACCGGCATAACCCTGCTATATATGACCGGTATTCCGCTCCAGCAGGTAATGCTGATTTCCGGCCACAAAGACGAGGATTCGATACGCCACTACTTACGACTGACAAAACAGGAAAACGCCGCGAAATTGAAAGACAACCCGTTTTTTACTCAATAGATAATACCCGTCCCTTATATCCCTTATAACTTTTGCGGGGGCTATCCTCATTCAGATAATAAAAGTTAATTATTACCCTTGAATGGCTCTTCAATGAATCAATTTTGCCCGAAAAAGCGTTCTCGGCCACGGGTCGGACCGTGCTTTTTCCCCTCACCCATGTTGGGAGTTCACTATGCCCGACGGAAAATAAGGTCGCGAGTCCTGGGGGTCCGGTTGCTCGCACTGGTGTTTGCTCCGCCGTCTGTGTCACATAGCTTCGTGGGCGCTTTTAGCATTCCTTGTTTATAGTGGTGCTGCCGTGTAAGTCCACTCGATTCAAAGAACGTATTTCAAAAATGCGGAGAATAAAACAAAAAGCTCCGCATTGACTCGACGCTTTACGCGAAGGTGGGACAGTCATGCGGGGCTCTCGGTGCGCTGAAAGGAGGTGCGCTTATGATTTTTGCCGGGGTTTTCCGGCTATCTTTCTGGCCGTTGTGCTGTTCCGTCCCACGGGCTTAACACAATCAATACGGCACAAAGGTAGCAAAGAAAAATCAATAATTCCAAATCTTTTTCGGAATTTGTTGAAAATTTGCCCTATCTTTGTGCCAATCCTCGGCAGGGTAAAACCTGAAAGAAGCCGGGTAGAGTACCACCTCCGCCCGGCTTTGTTTTATTTAATCCTCTTTGTGAACGACAGCCAGCCGTTTTTATCGCCCGGCTCTTTGCACGGGACGGAGAATTTCGTAGGGCTGGAGATAGGCCCCGGCTCGTCGATTGAGAGCACATAAAGCCCGTCTTTCGAGCCTACATAGGCGCTAATGGCAATTTGGTTGCCGGTAATCTTGTAGTAGCCCGTTGATTCGGACCGGCCCTCAAAGTGGAGAAAACAAGTATTGCCGCCCTCCGGGATTTCAAGCCAAAGAGTCCCGTCGTAGGTAAACGCCGAGTACATTCCCGGCGAAACGGTGGATTCTTTCGTGCAGGCGGGCATGAGTAGGAGCGCCGCCGCGAATAGCAAGATTAGTTTCTTCATATCAAAACGAGATTAGCCGGGCAAAGATAGTGATTCTTTCTCACAATCCCCGCCCGGCGGTGAAACTTAATCCTCGTAAAGTGGCGTTGTGGGATTCAACGCGCCGGTTGCGGACATGACGTAGAGCGGCCTCCCGGTGTAGAGGCCAGCGTCCCACATTACGCCTACCCAAATGCGGCAGTCGCGTGCGCTTACGAAGTCGGACGGGTGCTGTTTCCCGTCAATGCTGATTCGCCATTGCTTTTCGCCGATAGGGAAGCAAACAATGGACTTTGCGGGTGCTTTAATACCTTTTGGCATAACTCAAAGATTAAAGATTAAAAGATTAAAAGATTAGGAGAAAAACGCCATAGCGGCGCTGGATAAACCCTCGTTTGAGGGTATGATATAACGCGCCGTAATAGCGCTGGAAGAGTGCTGGAGCACGCGGGATATTTCCTCGGTTGCAACCCCGCGCCGGTTAAGGCACGTTGCGCAGCTGATTCTGGCCGAGTGAGAGGTGATAAACTCATATTTCGGCCCCTTCAGTTCCTTGCCACCTTTGAGGACCACAACCTCGTCGTTGATACCGGCGTTCTTGCAGAGTGTCCGTATCGCCTCGTTGTAACATTTTGGCGTTACCCGGTATTCGGCGTGTTTGGAAATCCAGTCAATCCGCTCCTCGAGTCCTGGCTTCAGGGGGACCACCCCCGCCTTTTTCGTTTTCTGGGCCACGTAGCGGATAGAGCCCTCGGAGATATTCTCGGGTGTCAGATTCATTGCGTCACCCACGCGGAGGCCCGTGTAGGCGCAGATAAGAAACAAGTTCTTGACATACTCCTGCCGGGGCGTGTGCGTCCTTGCGGCCGAAAGCATGTTGAGCTCGGTTTCCGTGAGATAGGTTTTGAGCGGCTTTTGGTTCTTGCATGAAAGAATCTTTTGCCAGCCCTTCGGAAGGTCCACCTCGTCGCAATAGCGGTTGAAGAGCGCTTTTGCGTAGGCCATGACCGTCTTTGCGGTTGAGGGCGCAACGGCCTCGGCCAGGTGGTCGTGAAGTTCGTACAGCGCGGAGCGTGTAATATCCCCCCATTCGGAGATACCGACCGCGCCGAGGTGCTTGCGGAGGGAGGCCCCCGCCGCGCCTTTGTTCTGCATCTTGTCGATTGCTTCTTGTAGTGTTCTCATAACTCAAAGATTTTTGATTTGGAAGTGGGAAGGGCGGTCAGGCCCTACCTCCTTTTGTTTCGCTCAATAATCCTATCCTCATAGCCCTTTTTCGCTATCTTTAGCTGCTCATATTCGTAGCCGTAGATACCGAAAGTTTCTGCCAGAATGATAAGCTCATGGAGCTTGTAATACGCCGAGTCGAGCGTTTCCATGCCGATTTGATATGCGACGGGGCTTGTGATATTCTCCAGCCGGTCGCGCATGTGGCGGCGCATTTCTTTTTCATTGATTTCTCTTGCCATAACTCAAAGATTTAAGATTAAAGATTAGAGAAGGAGGAGGCGGTCAAGCCTCTTCCTCCTTTTTGCGTTTCGGCTCGCAGAATCCGCAGTGGCCGAATATCACCATAGACGAGCTATTGTAGCGTCCAATCTTGCACCCTTCTTTGGTGCGTCCGTCCCAATGCTGGCATTTCAAGCAGGGTTCTCCTTTTTCCGGTTTCATATTCGTTAGATTTTAATGGTTTGGCGAGCCGGAGGCCGGTCAAGGCCTCCCGCCCGATTTTAATTACCACCCCCGTTTTCGTTTTCGGACTCGGGAACGTTTGCGAGATACTCATTAAGCCCGGTTTTCACCTTTTCGGCAAGGGCGTTGAGGCAATCCATGATATGCTGGAAGTCCTCGGCCAGCTTGCGCTCTTCTGGGTCGCTGGATTCAGAGAATTTCTTTGCTGCCATAGCGGCGGGAATAGCCTTTGCCTTTTCGCGCACAACGCGCTCGAAAATCCAGACCGCCTCGTTGGGGGTCAATTCAATTTTAATCATAACTCAAAGATTTTAATTGTGAAACAATAGGGTGTTTGGAAGAAGGCGGGAGGTGTCGGCCCCCGCCACCTTTACTTTTTGAGCGTCTTTTCTATTTCACGCGCTTTGTCCTGCAGGCCGAGGTCGAAGGTCGCTGAAAGATAAAAAAGCTCCATGACATGCCCCCTGGCTTTTTCCGGGGTAATCATACCGGCGGCAACCATGTTTGTAGTGCCTTCGAGGTGTTCCTCCGCATACGCTTTGAGGTTTTCTTTTGTTACTTCTTTCGCCATAGTTTTTTAATTTTGAATAATTCTAAATTTGTCAATCTCTGGAACGACAGCAAGCGAGCCCCAAGTCCCGTGCAACTGGCCGATTCCGTCAATCATCTGGACCACGCCCTCGCGCCCGTTATAGGCCCTGGCTTCCATGTCCTTTCCGTTTCCGTCGTCCATGTGCAAGATACGAATTTTATCGCCAACTTTGACGGATTTTTTGCACTTTTTACTCATGGCTGTCCTCCTCCTCTACTTTAGCAAGTTCACGAAGGATAGAATTGCAGCGCATGATAGTCAGCTCAAAATCGTTTTTACTGAAAGTAAGATTATACATAACTCATTGATTTAATTGGTTTGGAGAGCGGGATAGGTGTCACCCCGTCCCGCCCTTTTTCAGTACGGAAATGTGCAACCGGCGGCTATCCATTTTTCCACGTCCTCCGCCGCATCGAATAGCGTTCTCCCGCCCATAGCGGAAAGGAGGTGGAGGCCGAGCCAAAAGCTCACGGAATATAGGCCGTCGGTTCCGATTTCAACCCGGACCGATTCTTGGTTGCGTGGATTGCTCCAGCTTGCGCGTAATTCGTGCTGACCGCAGGCGAAATAGATTTGCCGTGCGAGGTTGTCTTTTGTCGTACTCATAACTCAAAGTTTTAAAGATTCTGGAGAAGGCGGGCGCTATCACGCCCCCGCCCCCTTTTAGCTTTCCGGGTTCATGGTTTTGAGGACTTTTTGCAGGGCCTCGTTGCATTGTCGGGCTGTTTTTCTGCAAAGCTCCGCGCTTTCGTGGTCCCGGTTATCATCGAGCACCATAGCGGTACTTTTGAGGGTTCCTGCGTGGTCGGAAAGGGAGGCGGCAATTACCACCATATCCTCGCGGGTGAGCTCCACTTTCTTTGTGTGGGTGTCCCCCTCTCCGTCCCAGCCTGATACCCATTCGATTTTGAGCAAATCATCGGGCTGGAGCATGTCGCGGTCATTTCGCCATGCCTCCTCGGCGGCGGCTTTGATAGCATCGCGTTCGCAGTCGAAGATTACGGCTTCAGTACCGGCAATAGCGTGACCCGCTATATTTCCGCAGAAAACAAGGTCATCAAAAATGTCGTGCATCATTTGATAGGCCATTTGATACTCCCGGCTCCCTGGGTCCTCAATTTTGATAGATAGCTTATACATAACTCTTTAAGATTTAATTGGTTTGGAGAAGGTGGGCGGTATCACCCGCCCGCCCTCTTAATCATCAACGTAAAAAAGAATATCCTCCGGGACGAAATCGAGGTCGTTGTAGTCAATCCCCTCGTCCCAGCAGTACTCTTGCATTTGGTCGCTTATTTGGTCGGCGAGTCTTGCGTCGGCCTGCAAAAGCGAGCATCGGTTCCGGTCGATAGCGCCCAGCGCCCGGCTCGTCCTTTCGTCCCAGCCTTCGATATTTTCCTTGCATCGGAGCCATACGGCCCTCCGGGGTTCGTCCTTTTTGAGTTCGTCGAACATTTCCGGGGTCAGCTTTGAAAGGTCCAGCTTCACGCTCTCGCCGGTGCGGTAGCTCTTGATTTCGAGTACCGGGCCGTTGAATGAGAAAACCTTGCTGCCGTTAATGATTTTGATTGCATTTTCGTAGGTCTGTTTCATAACTCAAAGATTTAAGATTTGGCGGGCGGCTCGGGTATCACCCCGGCCCGTCCGTTTTTACCACTCCGGGGCTAATTTGATACCCCACGAACGGAAGATTTCATCGTGTAGTTGCGCCCACATTACCGGGTTGTAATAGGTGAACCCCGGGGCCTCTTTTGAGCAGTCCCAATAGAGCACCTTTTCGCCGTTGATTCCGTCCTTTACGCCTACCCACAAAACCGGGAAAGAAGAATAGCTCCCGGCCTTATTTCGGCACATTACGCTTACGCCCATGTTGCTGGTATCTATATTTTTGATACCCCTTTTTAGCATTTCGCGGAGGAGTTCCTCTTTGGCGGCGAAGTTCAAATTCGCAATCTTCGTGATAGTGGATAATTTCTTGTAACTCATAACTCAAAGATTTAAAGATTTGCAGAGGCGGCTCCGGTCAGGGAACCGCCCCCGTTTTTACTCATTCGGCTGCAGGTCGTCGGTCCAAAGGTCGTAATCATCACCCGCGAAGGAATAACCCCCGCAGCACTTGTTTTCGTCCAAGAGCTCCCGGTCCAGCTGTAAGCAGTAATCGGACTCGCGGACGGCCTCGATAGCCTCCCCGGCGCTTTCAAATTCCGCATCAGCGGGCCAGCCGGTCAAATTCTCATTTGCGGTAACGTAGGCCATGCCTCCGATAGCCAGAAATACATAAATTTTTCTCATAACTCAAAGATTTAATGTTTGACTCGGCGAAGGAGGGCGCGTATCAGGCCCCCTCCTCCATTTCGTTGAGCTCGTCTATCGCATCGTCGATTATATCCAGCGGCTTGTAATAGTGGCTCAAAGCGTTTTCCCGCGTTGCATCTGCAAAGGACTCCGGCCCGGGTATATAGCGCACGATTTCCGCGCGTGTCAGTTCCAGGGCCGCAACGGCCTCGGCGGGTTCGATATACTCCCCTTCCCGGCCTTTTTGAATCAGCCCGGAAAGGTAACTTCTATATCCCCCCGTCCCGGCCTTTTCAAGCGCCCTTAAAGCGTGAAACAAGATAGAACGGACTTGTACCCCGTCCCGGTCTTTTTTCTCGTTTTGAGCAAGTTTTAGGGCCGTTTCCCGGGCTTCAGTATTCCGGGCGCTGCGCATAATCAGCGCGAACGGCAGCGAAAGTAGGCATGTAATAGGGATTAACCAAAAAGGACTCATATTTTTTAGATTTAATTTGGAAGCCGGGTGGAGCATCACCCCCGCCCGGCTTGATTATGAAAACAATGCAAATCGCCCTTATTCGGAGCGTTTTTCGGCCATGATATTTACCAAAATGGCAACAATCATCATCGGTATAAAAATAGTCATAACTCAAAGATTTTAAAGATTTTGGAGAGCGGAAAGGGTATCACCCCTCCCCGCCCTTTTGTTTTACCCCCCCCCTTTTTCTTTTTTCAGTCCGTCCAGCGGAACATGTAAGAGCAGGCTTCGTCTTTTTTCGCGGCCTCCTCCTCGGTGTCATCTTCGCTTTTGGCGTACTTGTTATCGAACATATCCAGGGCTTTATAGTATAAATCCCCGTAGAGCTGGGATAATTCGTGTTCGTTGTTGGCGTTCCAGAACCAGCACAAATGATTCAAGCTCATGATTAGCTCGGTGAAGTACTTGTAGTCGGAGAGCCAGCCAGCCGAGGCTCGGTTGAATGTGTCTTTTATGGCGTTATCCCCGAAGGGCTCGGCCAGGGCAAAATCGTTTACAAACGTTGTAAAGCGCTTGTATCCGTTATTTTCGCTCATTACGTTCTCGAAGATACGCTCCATAGCGAGCCCGTACACGAACGGGTTGCCGTGGGTTTGTATCAAGAGCCTTTTTACTCCCGGGCGCATGGCGCGGGCGTAGGGGTTGCTCGTTTTGGTGGCGGTGGCGGTTGTAGTTGTACTCATAACTCAAAGATTTTAATTGTTGAACATTGGCAGGCGCGGTCCCGGTCAAGGGGCCGCGCCCGTTTTAGTCCCGGTCAATTATCATGTTTACGGGGCCGATTTGAGGATAGATTTTGTGAACCGCATCGGCAAAGGTCTGCCCGGTGGAGAGTATCACATCGCCCGGCTCATATTCGCCGTCGCTGTAATAGGCCCTCCTCCGGCAGTCCCCGTACCCCTTTATGCACGTAATCATCACGAGGCGCATATCATCGAAGTAGTAGATACCTCCCACTTTGCGCGGGTGTATCTCGATTTCGCTTTCATCGAAGCGGGTCCCGAGGTGTATCTCGGCCAGGGCGGCGAGGCGCTCTTTCATTTTGTTGCTGCTCATATTGTTTGGATTTAGTTGTTATTTGAACCCCGGGCGCGGTATCAGCGCCCCCGGGATTTAGTCAGATAGTTTGCTAATTATAGCGGCGGTATTTAAGCCCCGCAGCTCGTAAAAAGATACTATCTTTTTTAGGTGCAGCCCGGCGTTTTTTGCGGCGTTTTCAATGCTGGAGGAGTCCGTTATTGGGGACCCGTGGCCGATTCTAAAATATGTATTTTTCAGTCCCGGCGCAACTTCCACAAAACGCAAATAATGCCGTCTTAACATGGACGGATTGACGAGGGGGTATGCCGTTTTTTTAATGTCAAGATACTGCGCCGAGTCTTTGATTCTTACAAACATATTGCAAGTATCATAACGGCCCCGGGAGGCGCTGCATTTTGAACCGAAATAAACGTATAAATTGACTCTATACCCGTTTTTTTCAAGTCCCATGAGCGCTCCCATGAGGGCGGCGGCGGTATCTTTCAGTTCATTTGCATCTATATCGCAGGAGGCCGTCCCATTATAGCAAATATTTAATACTTTACTATCTTTGTATGATACTCTTTCAGTCCGTATCATTGTTTTAGGAAGTCCCAGGAGGGCGGCGGGTACATTTGCCGCGCCCCCGCATATAGCGTTAAAACGGCGGGTTCTTTTTCCTTCTCCGAGCGTTTTTACGTGTGCCGCAGTTGCTGATTTAAGGGCGGCGGCGCTTTTTTCGTCCCCGTCCCGGAGCAGCACGTTTGCGGCTTCGTATGATTCAGTCCCGGAAAAAGACTCGGACCCGGTATGAGAGCCGCAGCGGCGGCCCTTAAATACCTCGTTTTCCGGAGTCGTATCAAGATAGCTCCGGAGCCCGTCTAAATTGCTGAAGGTTTTTGTAATATCCATAACTCAAAAATTTAAGATTCAGAACCCCGCCCCCGGTCCCCCGGGCGGCAGGATTTAATGCTACATTGCAAGGGCAAAAACATTGTTTTTGTGGGTGAGCCCGGCGCGAAGTATGTTTATTTCGTCCCGGTCATAACCGCCCGTAATTGCAAGGGATACGGCCTCGGCGGTATCAATACCCGCCTTCATGAACTTTGCGAGGCGGGATATTTTACGATACCCGAGGACGATATGCACCCCGGCCGCGGCGGCGCTTTTTCTCATGTCATAAATGAACTCGAGAATATCGGACCGCCCCCCGGCGAGGTTTTTCTCAATCCCGGCGCAATAATCAAACTTCATAGGGGTAAACCTATCAAGGGAGGAGGCATCAATAACGCTGCGCCCCGTGTACATTTCATCAGCACCCCGGCCGCAGGTATTTCCGGCCGCGATACAATGGAAGTCCGGGTGCATTTTTTCGCGGCCCCCGGGGAAGGTAAAATACCCGTTTGCGAGGGCGGCATTTAACGTTACAAGCGTATCCGGGCAGGAGGCGTCGAGCTCGTCCAACATAAACAAGCCGCCCCGGGTGAAGGCCCGGTAAAATTCAGATTCATGATAACGCCCGGAGGCGTCAATAAAGCCCGTTAATTTGTACTCGTCCGTTATGGAATTTTGATAGTAAAACTCCAGGCCGAGGGCGCGGGCTATTTGCTCACAAACATAATTTTTACCGGACCCCGCAGGACCGTAAAGATAGACGGACTCGCCGAGCTGCATGAGCTGCAGCAGGCGGGCAAATTTATCATGTTTTACCTCATCATCTTTGCGGGCGGCGGGTGCGGGCGCGGGCGCCGGGACGGGCTCCGGCATGGGTGCGGGAGCGGGCTCGGGTGCGGGCGTATCTTTGCGGGCGCGGCGGGTTATGTTTTCGCGTATCTTTGCATATTCCGGGGAGCCCTCAAAACATACGTTTTGCAGTTTTTCGGGACCGGACTCGGCGAGCATTGCAGCGGCGGCAGTTTCAGTCAGGACCCCGGAAAAATCCCCGAGGCGATACATAAACTTCCAGCCGTACATGTTGCCGAGTTTAGTGTTATTCCATGCAAGGGTATGAGAGCCCAAAAACATAGAACCAGACTCGCAAATGATAGCGGATTTTTTGCCGTTAACATAGCACTTCAAAATGTTTGCATTGTTTTTCATAAAGCATTGAATTTAATAGTTAGTAAATTAGTACTTCGGCGGGATATCAATCCCGGCAAAATAACCGGGCTGCGGGATTGCAGCCCGGGCGGCGTTACTAACAATTAAATCTAACATTTTGAGTTATCGCAAAATTCAGATTGTATCAAAACGCCTGCAGTGCTCCGTTTAACCAATAAACGGGCTGCGCAAATAAAACATTTTCAGCGCCCTTCGTTACTTCGGTATTTTCGTACCTTTCAATCTTACTATTTGCAGTATTTTCAATGAACTTCCCCGGCGGCGCGGGTCCTTGCATCGTGGCTTTATACGGGGTATTTAAAACCGGACCCTCGGCAAAATCATTGATTTAGTATTATTGGATTAAACCACTATTTTACAATAGCCCGGGAGCCCCTGCAACGGATAGCTCCGCGGCCGTTTAACTAAATCAATAACTCAAAGAACTGATGCAAAGTTACAACAAATATTTTAATTGTCAAGAAAAAACTTAACTTTTTTTGCAGGTCGGTTTTAATGCGTTAAATATCAATACTTTGCAAGGGGTGCAAAAACGGGTTTAAATTGTAATAATTCTAATTTAGAAGGCTATTTTAACGCTCGGCGGGTATATTTTAACGCCGCGCACCCCTCAAAAGGTCCCCCGGGACCGGGCACAAAGATAGGCCCGGCCGGGCGTGGTATCATGCACCACAAAAGGACCCCGGAAGGCCAGCGCCCAGGAAGGAGGATTATAAAAGAATTTAAAAAGCCTCTATTTTGACCCAGGACGGGCCGAAGGGCAAAATATGATAAATTCTATATCTTTGCGGCCAAAATGCGTGTACGGGCTTAAAATAGGCCAAAACGGGCAAAATAGAACGAAAACTCCTCGCGCGTGTATGAGGGTGCAAAGATACGGAAGTATTGATACAAAGTAAACCGGACCCCGGGAAAATAGCTATCTTTGCGGGGTATCTAATAACATGATAACATGAAAGAAAAAACGCTTAAAACATTAGTAAATAAGACGTTAACGGACCGCGAGCGAGCTGCGGTATATATGCACGTTTACGGCGGCTGCGATGATTGGCGGCTGTTATACTCAATAGCGCAGCCGGGCGGGGTTGATACGCCCTTCCACGATACGCAGCTATCCACGTGGAAAAATAGCACAAAAATACGGGGTTTTATACGGGATTTAAACGCCGCAAAGGAGGCCCGGGATAATGAGATACGGAAGGCCGGATTTAATGCCGGGCAGGAGGAGTTACTGAATGCCGCCGGGGGGAATGATAGCGGGGCGGGAGTCGTGGATTATACTAAACCGGAAGAGCAAAAAAAGCTATTAAATAGATTGATTGCAACGGCAACGGACCCGGGCGAGGCTATCGATGCGCTAAAAATCATAGTTTCAGGGCAGCGCGATGATAGGCAGGCGGCTCGGGAGGGGCGGCAGGTCCGGGCTTATTTGCCGCTATTGTGCTATCAATGCCCGTTATACGAGGAAAAACGTAAAAATATATAAATATTCTAACGTTTTCGGCGCTAAAAATCAATGATTTAAGGGCGCGAGCAGGGCTCGGGCGTGCCGGGGACCGGGGAGGGGGAAAACGGGGGCCGCACGGGGGCCGGGGGTGTAGACCCAAAATTATTTTTTCAAAATTTTTTTCGTCTACCCAGCACCTCAAATCCCGCCTTGCGCCAAAGTGTTGCGCAAGCTCTGGCAAAATGTAACAACTTTGTTACTTTTTAATTGTGTCATTTTGACGAAATTGCAGATTATTGCAGATTTTACGCAACTTTTTTGAGCCAAACTTACACCAAAAATCGCCATTCTACGGTGCTCAAATGCCGAAAATTGTAACTTTTGTAGATTTCACTATACTCTTTACGTGTGATTGGCAAAAACTATAAATAGAATAAAAGAGTAGTGCAAAACTTACAAAACTTGCAATAATCGGCCTCCCACGGCCTTGTAATGCTGTTTTTTGTTGCAACTTCGCCCTTCAAAACTTACGTAAAACTTACAAAAACTTGCAACGCCCCGCTTCTTCCAGGGGGCAAAACCGACACAAAAAACGCCTCGGCTCGTTTGTGAAACCGGGGCGGTAATGGGGAAATGGTCTTTTATTCGCCTTCCTTCTTTTCTTTCGGCGGCTCTCCTTTGGCGAGGATTTTGAGCTCGGCTCCACAGCACGGGCAGACAAGTGCAGTCGCGGTGATTCTCTGGCGTGTCGGGATTGCCTCCAGCTCGGAAAGCGGGACTTCGGATAGCAGGGTTGCCGGGGTCGTGTCGAGAACGTCCGCGAGGGCCTCCAGCGTTCGGAGGTTGACGGACCCCTTCAGGTAGTATTGGAACGCCTGCCGGGAAACGTCCAGCCTCCTTGCGACCTCAGCCCCGGTGACTCCCCTTTGCTTCATCACGTAGAATAGATTTTCCTTAAAATTCATGGCTTGTAAAGATTTTCCGCAAAAGTAAATAAAAGTTTTTACACATGCAAGGAAACGCGGATTTTTCCGAAATTCTGGAAATTTTCAAGAAATCGCAACTTTCCTTGCGTTTTGTTGACTTTTCGCTTATCTTTGCGTCCATGAGAGAAAAGGAAATCAAAAAGCCACTCCGGGCTTCGGAGAAACTTCCAACTCGTTTTGTGCCGGTTGGTGGCAAAATCAGCCGCTATGGTTTTACGCTCACGGCGGTTTTGCGTCCTCCGGTGGCGAAACTTCTTCCGTGCGAGGCGTGTTCCGGGTGTTGGTTTGCCAAAGGGAGGGTCAGCGACGACCTGATTACCAACTGCTCGGATATTCAATGTTCGCGCTGGGACCGCATGGACGGTCAGAATGTTTGGTTTAAGCTGGAGGGCGAGGTATAGATACCGCCCTTCATAATGAGCTGAAAACTATCCTCGGGCAGCACAAGACGGAATATAGGAATATTCTGGAGATTCGCGGCTCGCAGGAAAGGGTGGACGCGCTTACGCTCCTCTGTCGGTCTATCCTCCGTGAATCGTCCTTATGCTACGTTGACGGCGTGCTGGTCCACTACGACGGGAAAATCTACTCGGAAATAGTAAACCCCACGTCCATTACCAACTGTCTTTTTGATATTCTCATGGACTCCGGGACGCAGCCCTGGGACGCGAAACGAATCGGGAGCATTATCCTTACCGTGATTTCCGAAAAGTCATTTGACCGCTCGCCCTATCTTGCCTTCTCGAACGGGATTTTGAATATCAAGACAATGGACTGGTCCGAAGGGTTCAACCCCGGGCGCGTTGTCACCGAATACCTCCCCTACGAATACGACCCAACAGCCGTTTGTCGGCTTTGGGAAAATTTTTTGGCCGAGGTCATGCCCGACGAACAGCAGCGACTCGTCCTTCAGGAGTTCTTTGGCATGGTATATCTGGACCGCTCCGGCTTCTCGGTTGAGAAGTTCGCTATCTTCGTCGGAAAGGGGGCAAACGGGAAAAGCGTCATTTTCGACGTAATGAAAAAGGTTATAGGGGAAAAGTATATTTCCAACCTTGACTCGCTCCAGCTTGCCGACGAAAAGATGCTCCCCTACGTCAAGGGAGCCCGGCTTAACTTCGCTCCCGACCTTGCGGCCCAAAAGGACTTTTCCTCGGCCCTTAAAGCCCTCGCTTCCGGGCAGGACGTTACCGGCCGGAAAATCTACGGCGACGCGGAAAAAATCAAGTGCCCTCCCCTTTGCTTTGCCATGAATGAGCTCCCACGCTTCCGGGACGTCACCGATGCGTTTTTCCGTCGAATCCTCCTTTTTTCTTTCGACGTGCAGATTCCCCCGCACCGGCAGGACAAACGCCTCGCCGAGCGTATCTGCGAGAAGGATAAACCGGGCATTATGAACTGGATTCTCCAGGGACGATTCCGGCTTATCAGAAACGGAGGCGAGTTCAGCTATTCGGAGAAAATGGAAAAGGACCTGAATATACTCCGCGGAAAGGTTCGCGGGGGCGCTGAATACCCGGTCAAGTCCTACCTCGAGTCACGTGGGCTCTCGGTTTATCCGTCTTACGTCGGCCAGGTCCCCGTGCTGATTTCCCGGCAGGAAATCTACGACGGGCTCGGCGGGTCGGTGTCTACGCACATGATTACCCGCGAGCTCACCGCCTTTGGGATTCAAACGATGCGTAGTAAAGAAATGAAATATCGCGTATATGAGAAAGTATAGCCACGTACCCACAAAAGAGCTTGAACAGCGCTGGCTGGCCCTTCGTGACGAAGCGGCCCGCACGGGAAAGCACTCGCCGGAGCTATATGAAATGAGAATGGAACTGGAGCGCCGCCGCGGCTGGAGGCCCCCGGTTGTAGACATAGACTTCACCAAAAACGTACCAGATTAAATAATATGGAAACAATCACTATTGCAAAGGTTAAAAACCTTATCACGGCACGCCCGAAGGAAATGCCGTTTGAAGTGTACCGCAAGCTCCGTAAAGAGCAGCAGCTCATGCTCCACGGTTACAGCGTAGTTGAAAAGCAGAACGGAGTTTTTGTCCGTCGCCACATTCCCGGTCGCCTTGACGGCGTGTGCATTCCGTCAAAGAACTGGACCAACTCGCGCAACGTCCAAATCGTACTGAAGTAATGAGCGTGATAGCAAAAATCATTGCCCGATTAAAGGGGACCGGAAAAGTCAAAGTTAAGTTCAAGAAACTTAACCCCAATGCCGTTATGCCGGTCAAGGCTCACCCCACCGACGCGGGCTTTGACCTTGTGGCCGTTTCGTGCTGGCGCGAGAGCGGAAACTATGTTTACGGGACCGGCCTCGCGGTGGAAATCCCGGAGGGGCACGTCGGGCTTATCTTTCCTCGCTCGTCTATCTCAAAGGTGGACTTGTTTTTGACAAACGCTGTTGGTGTTATTGATTGCCACTACCGGGGAGAAATCCTTTTCAAGTTCAAGGCTGCTACCCGGATTCCGTATGGGGTTTATGAGGAGGGGGACCGCATCGGCCAGCTTATCATAATGCCTATTCCGCAGGTGGAATTTGAGGAGGCGGAGGAGTTGTCTGAAACCGACCGGGGCGCTGGCGGCTATGGCTCTTCCGGTAAGTAACAAAAATGTTTCATAACCCATGAAGATACTTAAAAACAACAAAATCAAGCTGGAGCGCGGTGAAACCCGCGTCGGTAACTTCTTCTTTAAGATAGAAGGCGACCACATTAAGATTCAGGACCTTAACGGCCTTATGTCGTTCCGCGTGCCGCGTAAACGTATGGCTGTCGGCGTATGGCTGGAAAACACGCTCAATCGCGGGGCCGAAGGCGAGGAAACGCTGAAAGCCTACGCGGCTACCGTGTGGACGTTCCTTGCCCTTGTGCCGGACCAAGAGGCGCTCGGCGGTATTCTGGAGCTTACCAAAGACGCTATGCAGCGTCACCCGGATTGGTACGGCTATAAGCCCAGCGACGACGAAAAGGCCAATGCCGAAGCCGCCCAGGAAGTCAAGGAAATGACCGAGCTTGAAAAGAGCCTTGCTGAAATGCCTGCTGGCGAGAAGCCCAATCGTAAGAGAAAGACCACCCATGCCGCCAAAAGCGAATAGCACGTTTCACTATTGCGGCTACAAACACCACGTCGTAATGACCTTTGAGGATTGCGGCGAGGTGTTTGTGGTCGTGAAGTACTACGGAAAGCGCAAACGCTGGTGGCATTACGAAGTGTGGTCGCTTTTTGAGTATAACCTTAAAACCGGGAAAGAAAGAAAATGAAACCGACGAAAGACCAGATAGAAAGGCTCGCCGAAGCTGCTGATGATATTGCGGCTATCCTCGGTGGGGCATGTGTAATAAATTCCACAGCACTTACTGTCGAAACGCCCCCAGCGGAAGTTGTGAAATGCCTGCCGGATATTAACCCGGAATACGAATATTTATCCGTGACTATTTCTTACCTGCATATCGGAAGGAAAGATGAAAACTAACGTCACATACGACGATGCTCTTTCAAAAGCCCGCCCTGGGCTCCGTTATTGCATCGGAGGGCTTTACTCATATAAAAAGCCTCCCGTTTCCGAGAGGCCAAATCTTTGAGTTATTTGTAGGCTCGCGCCTAACGGATGCAAAAATAATGAATTTTTGGCTTTACGCACAAAAAATTGGCGAAAAGTTCACTTTATTTGCGAAATAAGCAATAGGGCACAACGGCTATTGGTTTAAATTGGCTCGGTGGCCCTTTTTACCTCGCGGAGCTGGATTCCGTGGAAGTAGAGCATCATCTTCCGCTTAATCGGGTACTTTTCATCTGGAAAGCCCTTGCAGTCCTCAACAACAATATCTCCGTCTTTCATATAGACGTAATCGGCAACGTAAGTTACGGGCCGCTCAATGAGCTTTTGGACGACCTTTTCTTTGGTCTTTAATTTCTTCACTACGGGCCGATATTGGGCCGGGAGTAACGGGAACTCAACCTGCTTACGAAGGTCGCTAATTTCGCCTTTTTGGGCCGCTTCTTTGAGAATCAGCCAGCGGTTATATTCCAGCTTTGACGCAAACTCCCCTTCCGTGGTTACAATCTTTTTGTTTCCGTATTTTCTGCGTGTTATCATATTTCCATAGGTTCAAAGAAATACTCCGGGTAGCACTGGCAGCGGGGGGGTGGCCTCTCAAA